CTGGAGCCGTTACAACAAGCACTCCATCACCTTAATAGGATCAAATGAGATCAGAGTGGTGTTATTATCAGTCCCATTTTAGCCCAGAATGGTGCCGGGACATAATAGATAGAGCAAAACAATTACCCGTCGATATGCCTACTTTAGGAGTAGGGGACGGAAAACATTATAATGACGATATAAGACGAAGCCAAATTCGCTGGATACAGCGTAAACAAGAATGGCAAGACTTATTTGTAACTATAGATAAACTAGTTGCCCAAGCAAATATAGATTTTTTTCGTGTAGAATATAATTATTTGCCAATTATTCAATTTACAGAATACGACTATGCTTATCAAGGAACGTTTGCTCGCCATCAAGATTGTTTTTTAACGGTACATAGTGAGCATCAAAGGAAGTTAAGTTTTAGCATTCAACTAAGTGACCCGGATAGTTATGAAGGTGGTGATCTAGAATTTACTGATGTAGGTATAGTTCCCAAGGCTCAAAATATGAGACAACAAGGAACAGTAATAATTTTTCCTAGTATTATCTTTCATCAAGTTACCCCCGTAACTAAGGGTATGAGATATAGTCTAGTAGGATGGTATGAAGGAACTCCTTGGAGGTAAATAACATTATGACAATTACATATACTTGGGAATTTACAAAATTTAAAGCCCATCAAACTTTAAATGGGTTAAACAATGTTGTTTACAATATTGATTATATCTACACCGGTAGTGATGGTGAAGGTCATGCCGCACAGGTTGCGGGTAATGTTGGGCTAGGTGCTCCTGATCCTAGTACATTTGTTGAATTCGATCAACTTACAGAATCTCAAGTAATTTCAATGGTAGAAAACGCATTAACTTTTGCTTTACCAAATTTTCAACAAACTATTACAGATAGAATTGCTCAGCAAATTTCTCCAGTGACTGTAGAATTAGGAAAACCTTGGACGGTTTCAACTAGTACTGTCGGTTAAAATCTGAAGTATTAACTCAATTTTTGTTTTATTAATTCTGCTAGATAGGCTACGCTTTACACCTTGATGTAAAGGTTTTGGCCAATTTGAAATGTCACACCACGCATACCCTACGTGTTCTTCGTTTAGGGTAGGAATAAATTCTTTATCAACTAAAAGTACATAGGTATTAAAGTAAAAACTAGAATCCTCGCTAGTGTATAATTCTAAAGGAATTACTTTTTTAATAGGTGGTGTTTTACCAACTTCTTCTTGTATTTCTCTTTCAAGTGCTTGATATGCTGTAGCATCGTCTGGCTCTTGTTTTCCGCCAACAAGACCCCAAGTTCCTGCTGTACGTCCTTGATTGCGTAACAAGAATAAAAATCTTTTTGTGTCTTTACTTAAGAATAGTCCACCACTACAAATTATTTTTTTCATAACGATATTTGCCAGGCACCTGCGGCATATATACCTTCGTAACTTTTGCTCCAACTAGAGCCGTCCCACTTGTATTGTATGCCTGTATATAAATTAGTTATAAAAGTTACAGGTTGCGTAGTAGTAGAATCGAATATAATATTCCATTTGACTCCGTCCCATTGTATAATATCATTAGCATTTGCTAAAAATTGTGTACCATCTGAATTTTTCCATGCTTGAACATCAGGTGGGATATTTTCTAATATTAGATATCGTGTGTCGATATCTGGGTTTCCGGGATTAAATGTTGTTGGATTAATAACAGCATTAATTGTTCCCCTAATAAATGTATCTGTTAGGTCCGGCAACGGTGTGTTTAACAAGGTGTCTTGATCAAAATTAATCATCATCTCAACGTCGTTGCTAGGATTCAATGCCATTGTTCCAACAATTTGTGTTCCGTCCGGACGAGTAAGCATAATTTTACTTAGGCCTGCTTTAAATTGACCTGGATATAAATCTAATAATGTGTACCAATTAATGTCTGGGCCATTCTTAACAGGTAAATGAACGTAGTCATCTCCTACTAAATTTTCACCTTCATACATTAATTGTGCGGTAGTACCTAAAATAAGAACACTATAATTACCTGGAGTGATCGCTCTAACAGTAACAGGATTAATTAGTAACATATCTGGGTCTAATTCCATGCCAGAAGGTTGTTGAAAAATGTTAGTAATGATTTGTGTAATAATTCCTAATTGTTTAACCTTAGCCGGAGTAGTTAACCATATAGGAGTTAAGAATGAAAGAGACGCTATATCAATATCATTTTCTGCTCCTTGAGGAATATTTCTGTTAGACCATGTAACTCCTGTCAATTCTACATAACTGATACTAGTCCAGTCAACAAAATTAACACTGGTTTGTATTTCCATAGCAGGATTAAACAATACTAATATTTGTTCAAGTATCTGTAATTTTTGATCGGTATTGGTTGTCCATATATCTACAGAAAAAGTAATATTGAAAGGACTTGGCATCATACGCTCAATTGTAGCGTTAGTTCCTTGATAGTTGAGATATTCAGTTCCGTCATCGCTAACAGCACGTTCTCTAATATTAATCTTGCTTATATGTGTAGGATTTTGAATACGCTCTCTAGCATACTCAAAATTCTTAATGTAACAGGCAATAAAAGGTGCCGAGTTAACAAGGTTTTCGCTGTTTTGTTTCATAACAGCCGATACTTGACGACCAACATCGCCGTATCTTACTGGTACTTGTGTCAATTTTCCAGACGAATCTTTATAACTGAAGTTACTCATTAACCTCATAAATTGCGTTATATAACGTCTAACTTGCCCGTCGTAAAAATGTTCCATTTAAAATCCTTAATTAAAGTTAGTGCTGGTATTGTCTGCTTGGATTGATAATAATTGACCAATTTTACTTAATGCTTGACGCTCAGGAATAACTTTTCCACCAATTGTTGATGTATTATTGTTATTAATAAATCCAGTTTTTTCATTAATCCTATTGCTTGTAAGATTTTCTGGTTGAGTTTTATCAGGATTAGTTGATGTAGGATCATAGGCATTGGTCATAGTCATTCTAACATTTTGTTCATACATCACCCATGTACTACCGCTATATCTGTACAATACATTAGGAAAGAAATCTGTACGTAAAAAGAATTGTCCCACAATTGGATTTGTTGGGAAACTGATGCCAAATCCGTATGGAGCACCGTTCGGGGGTATGCCAGATTCAGTAAGATACCCAACAGGTAATTCGCTAGCCTGCGGACTTTGATATACACTTGACGCAGTAGATGCTGGATTTTCAACACTAGCATCAATATCAGTACGGCTAGTATCTTGAAGATCAACAGTTCCGTCCTGACGTTTAGGAATAACAAACATATTCGATGTATCAAATCCGCTTAATGGAGCATCTTCTTCTGCTTGGGCAACAATAGCACTATTAATTTCAATGTTTCTATTGTACGTACTGAGAATATCACGTAGAGTGCTGCCGTCGCCGTTGCCAGAATCTTGGTCAAATATTTGACTGTATTCTTGACTGTCGACTAACGGTTCGCATTTTGCTTGAAGTAAGTGCGGATACCAAGTAGGACTAAATCCATGAACTGGTCTTGTTACATCTGTAACCACGTAAAATCGTTTCAACGCCACATTAAAATCATTTAATGCATATTCGTCTTTTAAGTGAGGTAATTCAAATACATCACCTGCCATAACTTTTCTGCCAATAGCATTAACACAACTGCTCATGTGGAAATTTACAAGAATATTATCGCTTGATAAAAACAGTCCAAACTGCTTAAGATCAAAAGCAGGGTCTATCATTGTATAAATTCCACGGATACTGTAGATATTAGGCTCGTAATTTCTATCTCTATTCTCCATAAATATTACATCTTGGATGCCTAATTCACCTATAGGATTAGTATTTGTTGGTGTACCCGGAGTCGCTGTTCCTTCCGCGGGTGCTTGAGGACCTAGATATTTGTGGATGAAGATATCAGTGCCGCCCACTTGAAATTCTTCATTAATGGTGCGGTCTAGAAACTTAAAATCGTTGCCCTTTTCGGGACGGTAAAGAGATAGTCTTGGCATAGTAAACTATTTATGGCTAAATATTGGTATGAGTGATTTAGATAACGAGAAACAACAGGTCATCGAGTACATTAAAAACCTCCTAGGCGATGGGATGGTTGATGTTGAACTTGATCCAAAACACTATAATACTGCTATTGATAGAGCACTATTAAAGTACCGCCAACGTGCGACTAATTCTGTAGAAGAAAGTTTCGGCTTTTTAACCCTACAACAAGATACTAACGAATACACATTAGACCCTAATGTTATGCAAGTTCGTCAAGTATTTAGACGCAGTATTGGTTCTAGAACAGGCGGCGGTGATGGAGGTTCGTTATTTGAACCATTTAACTTGGCCTACACAAATACCTATTTGCTATCATCTAGCAACATGGGTGGTTTAGCAACATATTACATGTTCGCAAGTTACCAAAATTTAGTTGGTAAAATGTTTGGTAGTTTTATCAACTTTGACTGGAATTCGACTACTAAAAAATTAAGAATAAGTCAACGTCCGCAAGGTCAGGAAAGTGTTTTACTATGGATGTATAACTATAAACCGGACTATCTAATTTTCCAAGATACGTTTTCTGGTATATGGATCAAAGATTACGCCCTAGCAACTTGTAAAATTATGTTAGGCGAAGCACGTGAAAAATTTAATCAAATTGCTGGTCCGCAAGGTGGCACAACTTTAAATGGTGCCCAACTTAAAGCAGAAGGCAAAGCCGAATTAGACGCCCTTGAATTAGATCTAATTAACTATAAAGACGGCGGAACTCCTTTAAGTTTTGTAATTGGTTAACCTAATCATTGACATTGTAACATTTCCTTAATATAATTAAAGTATCGACTGGGAGATACTATGATTATAGGTGTGTGCGGTTTTATTGGATCAGGCAAAGATACCATTGCCGATTATCTAACAAATTTCCACGAATTTAGAAGAGAAAGTTTTGCCAACAGCCTTAAAGATGCTGTGGCACAAGTGTTTGGCTGGGACCGTACAATGTTAGAAGGGCGAACTAAATCAGCCCGTGAATGGCGCGAACAAGTAGATCCGTGGTGGGCAGAACGTTTAGGTATGCCTCATCTAACACCACGATGGGTATTACAATACTGGGGTACTGAAGTTTGTCGCAAAGGCTTCCATGACGATATTTGGATTGCCGCATTAGAGAATAAACTACGCAACTCGAAAGATGACATAGTTATTAGTGACTGC